CGCACCAAACGGGTGTTTGGCTGCGTTGGTGCCGCCCGTGACGTACGTCAGGATGCCAGCAGGCTTGTTCACGCCGTCGCCGGAGATGAACGCAACGCCTTCTTGCTCGGCGAACTCGGCTTGCACCTCAGATGCCAGCCACGCCTCGATGTTGATCTCGGCGTCGTCCAGAATCTGCTGGGTGGCGGCTGGATTGGCGTAGATCTCGCCATGGCCAAAGCCCAGCTCAGCCAGCACGGGAGTGGCCGTTTCAGGACGGGCGGAAGTTTCGCCCACCCAGCCGGAGCCAGTGCCGCCCATGTTGAACAGCTTCTTCCAGCCAGCCTTGCTGGTGACCTGCACCTGGGCCAGTTGGCGCATGGGCGATTCGTCGCGCAGCTTGTCGGTGATGGTGCGGTCCCATTCGACGGGAGTGAGGTAACCGCCTTCGTCAGCCGTGCCTTTGTTCAGGGCAGCCTGCACATCACCCTTGCGCATGTGGGCGTTGAAGGAGTCGGTGTACTCCTTGTCACGCAGCGCCTTGGTGCCTGCGCCCATTTGGGCAGAGGCGATCTTGGTGTGTGCGTCTTCAACTTCCTTTTGCAGGCGGTCGATGTCGGCGTTGATCTTTTCCTGCTTGGCCTGGAAGTCGGAAGTGCTGTTGCCAGCCTTCAGAGCGTTCAGCTCTTGCGTGTGGGTGCTCTTGAACTCTTCAAAGGAGCGACCCAGGTCTTCAATGGTCTTGTTGATGTCGGTCATATTTAGCCTTTCATGGCGTTGAGTAGGTTTTGCAGCGAAGCCGCTGCTACTGGTTTTGCTGCCGAGTCACTCAGGCCGCCATTGCCAGCCGAATCGCTCAGGCCGGACTTGAATTCAGATAGAACGCGCTGTGCTTCGCTACGAGGCATGCCGCTTGCGCGCAATGCTGCTTCGATGCGGCGTACCGCCGAAGCCTGTGTATCGGAGCCCTGCTTGATCGCCGAATCCTCCAATAGGGCGTCAGCCCAGCCGTCAGCAACAGCGACGGAGCCACCGATCCAGCTTTCCTTGTCCATCAAGGAAGTGATACGTTTGAGATCCACCCCCGTGCGCTCCTGGTAGACATCGGCCATAGCTGCGTCAAACGGCGCCATCTGCTCACTGAGCGCAGCAAAGTCGTGGCGGTTGCCAGCGGCCAAGCACCAGCAGTTATGGATCATCAGAAACGAAGGCCTGCCAATGCGGATCTCATCACCAGCCATCGCGATTACCGAGGCGGCGCTAGCGGCCATGCCCAGAATGTTCACGGTGACGCGGCCCGGGTGCATGCGCAGCTGGTTGTAGATGGCCACGCCATCGAACATGTCGCCGCCAGGACTGTTCACGTTCACAACCACATCACGGTCGCCAATTGCGCGCAAGGCACCAGCGATCCGGTTGGCTGTGACACCCTCCCCGGTCCACCAGTCCTCGCCGATCACATCCAAAATGCTGATCACGTTGTCAGGCGAGTCGCCAGCGGCTGCCTGTATGCCAGGCGTCCAACGCGACATCGCACTGGGCGACACAAACGACTGGATGCGACCGCGCGCCCCAGCGTTCAGCTCAGGTAGTTTTCGTAGGCTCATTGCTTTCTTTCTTTCCAGACGGCTGTCCGAGCTGCGTTGCATGTGGCAGGTCAGTCGCTGGGTAGTCCAGCAGCTCCCGCACTTCGTCTGCGCTGTGCCATGGCTGGTGCCCGCCAGCGCCCAGGGCCTTGGCGAAGTAGTCCGCTTGGTCTTTAAGAGTGCCGCGCAACAGAGCACGCACGTTGAACTTGAAGAACAGGGTTTCCCGCTCTCGGTCGGTCAACAGCGACCGGGCCAGGGCTTCTTCCCAAGCCTGCATGCGGCTGGCCAGCGTGTACTGCACGAAGAAAATGCCCAGCTGCTCAATGCCGGAGCCCCAACTGGTGTCATCCATCATCAGGAGTGGCCGAGGCACGCCATATAGGCGGGCGACTTCCTCAATTTGATGGTTGCGATTCTCAATATGCTGGCCATCCCTGGCCGTCGATGCGAAGGTCTTGGCCTTCGCCCCCTCTTCCAGAATCATCCACTTGTTGACGTTCTCAGCTCCCGTGTAGTCTTCGTCTACAGATTGCTTCATGCGTTTGTAAGCGGGGTCTGATAACTCACCATCCACTTCAATCGCCCCGCCAGCCATGACGCCCGTGCGGAAGACGTTGGAAGCTGCGCGCTGCGCGCCGGCCGCCAGGTCGAACACCTCAGATGCCAGCTTTCGGCGGGATAGGCCCTCGATACCATCCAGCGACAAATCACGGATGTGGAGCATCTCGTCTTGGTCCAGGGTGATCTGGCCGCCGTTCTCGGTGGTGCATTGATACTGCATCCGCCAACCTGACCCAAGCTTGCCAATGACCCGCCCCTTCTCGAAGGGGATCAGATGTATCGGGCGACTGCCGGATCGGATAATGCGCGCATAGGCGTTGCCTTCCGTCTCCAGCAGCAGCTCCATCTGGCTCTTGAACTCCATCGGCGTCTGGTAAGGGTTGGGTTTGACCCGCACCAACTTGTGAGCCGGGTGATCGGTCGCCTTTTGCTTGTCACTCCCCTCGCGGTAGAGGCTCAAGGGCAGCATGCCCAGTCCGTTGCACAGGAGGGTCAGGCAACGCAGTGCTGCGGTGTTGCGCAGCATGTTGCCCTGCGCACCTGTTTGGCCCATGCGAATGAATTCCAGAAACGCCGGGTCATCCAGCCCCGTAAAGGTGAACCCCTGAGCACTGGACTGCGGGCGCGACTGTGCCTCCGGCTTGCGCCGGAACATATCGAATATTTTCATTGAGTCGTACCCTATAAGTACCTGATGCCGCGCCGCTCGTAGACCGATTTGCGCTTTGCTTCAGGGTTGGTCGCCATCAGCGTGATCGCGTTGAGCGAGGCCATCAGCGGGTCAATCTTGGCCGTGCCGCTGGCCTGCTTGGTGATCAGCACAGCGTTTCCGGAAGGCACTACCTTTGCATTGCCCACCGACCAAGCCATCATTGGCGAGTCGGCGTGTGTCAACTGACCGTCCTTCAAGGCCAGCTCGGCCACCGCAATCGCACCGGTCAGCTTCCAGCCCTGAGAAATACCGATGATCAGATCCTCTGGGATGCCTGCATCAATCAGCGCTTTGAACACCACCTTGTGGGTGCGCTCCGGATCCAGGCCAATCTTGGCCAGCAACCCAGCGTCGTAGACCTTCTTACACAGGGCGGCCAGTTCCTCAACGTCCTGGCGTGGCCTCTCGACAATGACCAGGTCGCCATCACTAACGAAACCGTGGTACTTCGATGCCTCGGACTTGCGCCGCTCGATACCGATGGGATGGACCCAGGCCCTATTCCACAGCAGGCAGCTTTCTCGCCCTGCCTCACGGCCCTCGATCCCCAGCCCGAGCAAGTCATCCAGCCCGCCACCATCGATGCCGATGGTGATTACCTCTGAACTGGCAATGATGTGGTCCAGCGTTACGCGCTTGTCGCCGTTTTGCTCCCAGTAGTCAGCACCCGTCCACCGCTGGGCGGACATATTCATGCCGACCTGGACATTCAGGTGCTTAGCCCGTATGTCCCGGACTGCATGCTCGCCAGCCTCCTCTGCTTCCTGGATCTTCTGGGCGATGACCTCAGCATCCACTGACACATTCCAATTTGGGTTGGTAATGTATGCGTTATCGAGATCTTCGTAAGCCTTAGCCTCCAGCATGTGATCTGGGAATTCATAGATCACAGGCAGAAACCGGCGATCCACCACCTTACCGTCTCGCACCTTGCGGGCGTAGTTGAGCTTGTCCAAGAACACGCCAGCTGGCGGGTTCTCCGATTGTGTGGTGCAGTAGAAGACGAAGCCTTCCGGGCGCGAGGTGATGCCGCCTGTCGCCTCCGTCAGCATCGATGTCGCCTTGGCGCTCTTGCCGAACTCATGCAGCTCGTCGATGAACACGCCAATGGCCTTCTTGCCGGTGACCGTCGCGCTGTCAGCCGCCACCACTTTCAAGGTGGCGTTGTTCAGCCGGTCGGTGACTGTCTTGATGTGCTGCTGCTCGTGAAACCGGGCTGACAACTCGTCATCAGCCAGGATCATCTCCCGAATGGGCTTATACGCGTTGTCTGCCGCTTCCTTGGTCGGCGCCAGAATGATGAACTCACCCGCCGCCCGAGTGTTGAGAATGAGCGCTGTGAGCATCACGCCCGCAGCGATCATCGATTTGCCGTTTTTCTTGCTCACCATCAGGAAATAGTTGGTGATCAGGCGGCGCCTACGCTCCGGGTCATAGGAGCCAAACAGCGCCGCCACCAACTCATTCACCCAAGGCAAGCAAGCTTCGCCCATCAGAGGGCTACCGTCAGCGTCCACCATCCGAAGGGCGCCGAAGACATCCATTGCATCGGCTGCCACCTCTGGAAACAAAGGCTCAACGGGCACCATGGACCGACGCGCAATGATGCGCTCCTCCCAGTCCGGGAGGCTCGTGGTCCATTCCATTACTTCACCGCCCGCAAGCCAAATCTACCTGTTCCAGCCTTCTCAGCAGCAGCCTGCTTTGCATCTTTCTTGCCGGTCTCACCCATCTTGGCGAACTCAAAGGGCATCAGCGCCTTGGCAGCATCGATGCGCAGCTTTGGCTCCAGTTCAACATCGTTCATTGCCGCCAGCAGAAAGGCGCGAGGGTCTTTATGCGCCATCGCCTGGCTGAGGTCAAACGATGGACGGTCAGCCGGCGGGGCCTCGCCCGTTTCCTTCGCCTTCTTGTGCTTTTGAAGGTGCTCCGCCACCTCGGCATCCTTAACAAGCCGTGAACCGGCTGCTGATGCAGTAGCTGGACTGTACCCAGCGGCGATTGCCGCTTCTTTATTCGACTTGCCAGCCAAAACGGCATTGGCGAACAGTCGCTTTTTGCCTGTTAAAGCCATTAACAAATCCTCCATGGGGGAAATAGTCTGCGCATGCGGAACAGGTCGGTTTCGGGGGCAAGGCCCTTCCCGACTTCGGACGCCCCCCGGCCCGCCGATTCCTCTGGGGATCGACCACAGCCCTCTGGCGAGTCGCACCCGATTCAGCCAACCCGATACCGCTCCTGCGCCTCTCGCTTCGTCTTGGCCTTGTGGCAGTCTGTGCATCGCACCACCAGGTTCGATTGGTCATTGCTGCCACCCTGCTCTAGTGGCGTGTCGTGGTCCACCTCGTTCGAGGCGTGCACCCTGCCACAGTCCACACAGGTGTAGGCACCTGCAGTAAGAGTGCGCTCCCGGATCTTCATCCAGCGGCTGCCGCGTATGCGCTCAGTTGCTCCCGCCTTCGTGTCCAGCACCTTCATGGAAGTGGAGAGGACGGGTAGCCTGGGTTTGAGTGTCTTCAGACTCACTGGTCAACCATCAACGCGACAGGCGGCATGGTCTCGCCTACCACCCACAGAGCTACGGGCCGCCCTTCATTTAGCGCCTGCAGCTCCTCCGCAGTTGGCTTCCAGAACGAAACCACCGCAGGATGACCGTCGCACTCAGTCCGAGTGATTGGCAGCGCATTACATGGCAGCGCGCCTTGAGCCCATCCTTTGGGGGCTCCAAGCACTGCATTGTTCGATGGGTGTTGAGTGCGGTTCATCTCGTGTCCTGTGGCGAATGGGTCGCAGGGGCTAGGCTCCAAGTGTGTAGGTCGCGTGTGCGGAGAGCCTGCCCTGCGGTAACTGGTTAGCGGGTGTTGGCAACCCTCATGGCGTTGCCGTTCTCGGCGGCACTGGTAACCGCCTGGCTGATGGCCTTCAACTGCTCCAGCACCTCAGCCTTCCAAATGGAATCGCTGTCATCAGTGGTTGGGTGCAGCGAAGCTACAGCCTTGGCCATCTCCGGATAGCTGGCGACATGGGCCGCTGCCGCTCCCAATACTTCCTTGTTGTCTGCCGCCGGGATGATTCGCTCGCCTACGTGTATGGCTGGGTGCATCTGCTGCATCTTGAGCAACTGAGTGCGCAGTCCGCCAACGGGGCAAACCTCATCTCCTACAGGTGTGCCAGCGTTGATTGGCTCACCGCCAAGAACCGTTGCGCGAAGACTCTTTAGCACCTGCGCGACTTCTGGAAACGCGCCAAGCCAACGCTGGTAGTCTTCGATGTAGACGCGGAACCTCCACGACTCATTGGTCTCATGCCACAACTCAGGGCACAGCCACAGGGCTATCTTTCGTCTTAGGCTCATGGGACCTCCGAAGCTGGTCAGAATGCGGCGATGCGCTCATCCAAGATAGCGCTGTAGTCTTTCATCACATCCTCTTGGCAAACAAGTCGGCCTCGCTCATCCTCGTCTTTGACGATTTCCGCGAACTTCTCGGAGTTGATAAACGCGGTCAGTTTCTGAAGCTTCTCATCCAGCTCTCGCTTCTCGTCTACCACTCGTTGTTGATGCGGTGCATATTCGTTCATAAGGCCTCGCTAAAAAAGAAAAGCCAGCACTTGGCTGGCCTTGGTATTCGTACCCCATCAGACAACCCTCATGGGCTGGGGTTGCTGTTCGCTTCTTCAAGCACTGGGAAGCTCTCAGTAGGAGATGCCGCACGTTCATACCGCTCGGGTGCGGGCCGCGCTTGCTGCAGCTGACATGAAAAAGCCCCGCACTTGGCGAGGCTGGGTGTTGATCGTCTTCTAGGCGCGCCGGTAGTGATCCCCGGCTTTCCCCTGCTTCGACTCACTGCTAGGCAGCTACTACAGGGGCTACGGCGTCACGCATCACAACTGCGCGCTACGCCTAGAACACATCCCTAGAAGCGGAAACGCTCCGCCATCTAAGGCCTTGCCGAGCCACAACAGCCCGGCAAGTGATTCATGGTTGAGGGCAGACAACAAACCGTTGCCCGCTGGTTCAATAACAAGAACCTCTCAACGCTGCCGAGATTACCACATATTCAATGGGGGCGCAACAGCTTATTCATGTTGTGGCTGTGGGTCCGCTTGCAGTCCATGACGTGATCGATCAGCAACTGGGCGTCCTTGCTGCCGGGCTCGCGGGCCAGCATGGTGCCCTTGCACTTGGAGCAGGTGTAGGTCTTGGCTTCCTTGACCTTGAGGCCGGTGCCATTGCAGGGCTTGCACTTCTGGTCGATCAGCCAGGCCATAGCCTCTGCCGCCGAATCGTGGGGCGATGCCACCTTCTTGGTCATGGCCTCGTGGACCAGCTCGGCATGCATGCGCTCAATGTCCGACCGGCTGGGCTTGGTGATGATCCGCAGGTAGTGGGATGCAACACTGGCCTTACTCATGCCGCTTGCCTTGATCAGGTCCACCTGGCCGATCTTGTGGGCTTCGTCCGAAAGGTCGCTGGAATGCATTGCTGCTGTGTAACGCTCTGCTGTGATGCTCATGGTCTACCTTTCAGTTCTTTCGTCTTTGCTCTGTATTCGTCTCGGATGGCGTCTACTTCTTCTGCGGTCAAGTGGCGGGAATCGTTGTCCGACTCAAGCGCCTCCACATACTCCACGCCATATCGCTCAATCAGTCCGGCCCTGTATGCAATCGCGTTGCCATGCAGGTGGTTGTTACAGGGTTGGCATTGCTTATGGATGTTTCGGGGGTCAAGGGCCAAGTTGCTTGCAGCACCGCGGCTGCGGTAATGCCCCGCGTGCCATTGGCCTTGATGGAAGCGTCCACAAGAGATGCAGGGAAGGTCAGCGTCACGCAGGCGCACATATGCGTTTACTTGCACTTGAGCGCGGGCCTTTCTCTGCGAGAGAGTCAGTGACTTCTCCTTCCTCCGCTTCATCTCAGCACGCTCAACCTTGGCAGCGGCCAGAGCCTCCTTGGCCTTCTTTCGTTCAATGCGCGCAGCTTCTTCTACGGCGAATTCATCAATGCAGCCTGGGTGCAGCAGGCGCTGCCCGGGCTCTAGCTTCTGTTTGCAGTGCTTGCAACGGGTGCGGCGGAAGGTCATGCCATCACCCCAAACATGAATGCCACAAACAGAAACCAGCCCCAGCCTGGTAGCCCCAGCGCAGCCAGAACGAAGCCGCAGAGCATTGTGAAGAATGCAACATCCTTCATGCCTCGACCTCCACCGCCTTGAACCGAACGCCCCGCTCAGCCCCGAAAGCCTCCATCAGGGTCTGCAGCTCTGCCATCTCGGCCTTGGTCATCTTTGAGGTGGACTGGCCGCAGACGACAAATCCGCCATCCAGGCCTGGCACCACCTTGGTGCGCTTGAGCGCGGCGCTGAAAACATCCTTCCACTCCTCAGTAGTCAGGCGGTGGCCGTGCCAATCCACCTGGGCGGAGATGTCGGAGAGCATCGCCCACAGCCGGCGATTCTGCGCATCGTTGCGCTTCTCGGGCCGAATCTCCAGGGTGAGTCGGTGGCCGGACAGAATCCACGGCTTGACGAAGCCCCACGCATGCATGAGGGCCTTATGCGCTTGGATGGGCTCCCATAGGGAGAGGCTGATGCGCTCAGTCATCGCGCACCACCAGTCAGCCAGTCTTGGTATGCATCGGCCGGCGTGTAGCCCAGGCCCACAAACCCGCGCAGTGCCGACACCAGGGCGCAGTGCCAGATGCCGTTGCTCTTGATCAGTTTTGGCTTCATACGTCCTCCGGCTTTTCATTTCCCTTCACCCAGCCAGCAACCTCGCATGGATAGGCGGACATTGGATAAACATTGATTCGGTCGAGCTCTCCTGATGCATGCCGGTGAGCCAGGAACGATTGCAGCCACTCGATTACCTCTTTAGGCTCAGGAGACGCAAAGCAAAAGGTACGCTCGACATCAACATGCCAAAGGCGAACCTTTTCGCCCTCTTTCAAGGTGCGGAGCCGCGTCTCGACTTCTTCTGCGCAATGGGAAAGCTGGTCTAAATCCAGATTGGCCACGAATTCTTTGATGCTCATCCCCTCACCCCTTCTTGTTGAGCCAGGCATCCCTGGCCTTGATCACATTTACCGGTGCAGCCTGGTGGCTGTTGCATGTTTGGTGTGGTGGCATGAACCGCCACGATGGGCCAAACTCGCATGGCGCCATGTGGTGCTTTGCCATCGGTGTTGCTTGGCCGGACGAGTCCTTTAGCTGCCAGTGTTTGCAGGTTGCACATGTCACTGGGCCTCCTTGGCTTGCTGGATGGCGGCGGCTGCGCGGACAATGGCGCGGCGGGTGGCCTCCATTGGCTTGCCTGCTTGCCAATACTCACCACGACCTCTGGAGTGGCCAGGAACCACGGCAAGGGCCTGGCCCAGACCATGGTGGAAGCTGACTTCCATTCCGTGCACAACAGCCAGATTCAATGCTGCATTGCCATCCACCAGAGGATTCCAATAGTCGTCCAACTCATCAGCGCAGATGCCCTCACTTAGCCCGTACCGGGCCTCACCCCATCCCCGCATATCCGTGAAGCTGAAATCCTTGAACCCCATGGACTTGGCAGCCGCCTCCAACAATTCACGATCTGTCATCCCCACACCTCCGCAAACTTGCTGATGAAAGCCTCACTCAGGCTGACCTGCACACCCTGGCGCCCTTTGTCCTGGTAGCTGCAGTTCCAATCTGGGCATCCCTCTGCCTTGCTGTTGACCTTCACTATTGCCCCGCTTGGAAGCGTGTAGAACTGGTTCTTTTGGATCATTGCGCCTCCAGCAATTGCTTGTCGCCCACTGCCTCGCGGGCAAATCGAACTGTTGTCGGGTTCAGCTTCTCGCCGGCACGAACGCGGCTCAGGATCGTGTGGGCCCATGCCTTGTCTGCGCGGGGCTCAAGGCGCTTGAGCATTGGCGCCAGGCGCTTTAGCTGCTCGGCAACCACGGCAGGTGATGCGGCCGGCGCCGGCAGTTGCTTGTCCTCAGCGCGGGGGCTCTTGCGTGCCAGGTCGCGGAACTGGAACACCGTCGGTGGCTTGGCAGGGTCCAGATGGGTCAGCGCGTGAGCAATGCCCTCGGGGAAGCGCTCAAACCCAGCCAACTCGTGCGCCCAGTCGGACTTCACAGCGTTCAGGTCGATGCCCTCCCAGCGGCCCAGGAAGTCACGGCCGTAGGCCAGGGTCAGTTTGGTGAAGATCTTGTCGATCCATGCTGCCGGCAAGCTCATGCTCCGCCTCCAATTCGTTTCTGTGGCTGCTCAATGCGCCGAGCCGCGACCTCAATGGCTTGGTTCTTGAAAAAATCGGTAGGCGAAGCTTCTGGAGCTTGCCGGGCAATGGACGGTACGACCTCTTGGGCCCGCTCGCGCATCGAGCGCTGGTAGCCGGTTTCGCCGCTGCGCTGTGGCGCGCCAGTGGCTTGGGTCGAGCGGCCAAAACGGGTGGCGTTGCGCAACCAGGTGCGGAACGCCGCTTGCCAGTCGATGAAGGTCGAGCCCTTCGCGGCGTGGTGGTCCTCAAATGCGGCTTGCTGGTCGCCCAGGTTCAGGCCCATCTCGAGGGCCATTGCCTCAGCCGTTTCGTTTGGCATGAAGTCGGCAGGCAGGACAGTCGAGCGGTTCGCCTTTGGCTTTTTGGCGCTCGCGCCATCAATGACGGTTACTTGATGGTTCTCTGATGGTTCTTGACGGTTATTTGCGGGTGCAATGGGTTGCACCCTTTCATGCGTCAGATTGCACCCTTTAGTGTTGTCACTTGCACCCTTTGTGTCGTCAGTTGCACCCTTTTGAAACGGTGCAATTTCTGCACCCTTTATCCAAATGGGAGAAATGCGGTACTCAGAGGTCATGCTGCGCCCCCCATTACCAGCGCCAACCAAGATCAGCCAGCCAGTCTCTTGCATGCGGCGCAGCTGATATTGAACGGTGCGCTCAGATTGGCGAGTCTTCTCAGCCAGAGCCTTGATGCTTGGGTAGACCTTGGTTCCATCGTCGCTTGCGTGATCGGCCAGGGCCAGCGCGAGCAGCATTTCGCCGCCACCGTTGGGGTAGCGGTCAAATACTGCCGTCATGAGCTTGATGCTCATACAGCCTCCCAGACGCGATAGCCATTGCGCAGCAGGTCTTCGCCTTCGAACTGCACAACTTGCACTTGGCCGCGTGCCTGCAGCTCAGGCAGACGGCGGCAGACCTGCTCTACAGACATGCCGGTGGCCTGTGCCATCTCGCCGGCCGTCATGCCGCCCCAGCCGGGCGGGTTCAGATCATCGGCCAGCGCGGCCAAAATGCGGTCGCAGTGATTGCCCGCAAACAGAGCTGCGCGCTCGCCTGCGATGACGCTGGTAATTGGGTCGCTTGCTCGGGCGTTGTTCATCGCAGGGCTCCTTTCAGAATTCGTTGGGTCTTGAGACTTGATGCCTGGGCCTGAGCCCCGCTTTCGATGTAGTAGCCGTGGTAGCGAGGGTTGCGGTCTACTGTCTTGAGGATTCGGGGCTTGGTGAGCCCGGAGGCGATGGATTTGGCTGGGCGGGTGAAGGCGTTCATTGACCAGCCTCCAGACCTGCAGCGCGGCAGATATTGCGGCGCAAGCGCAGCAGCAGCTCGACCTCAGCCATGATCTGGGCAGACATTTCCTCGGCTTCACGCGGACTAATAGACAGGTCATCAGTGACCTTCATCCCCAGCGCCGTGAGCGATCCGCCTTCGACGTTGAGCTGCAGCAGCTTTGTCTTGATAGCGCTGACCTCACAAGACCAGCCACCCTCTGGAGCCGGAGGCAGTTCCATGGCGACCATGCCAAAGCGGTTGCTCAAGGCCTTAAGCCAGTCCATGGGCGCAGCGCCGGTCTTCTCCTGCATCCACTCGGTCAACAACTCCAGCATTTCCAGGTTGATCCACTCGCCATCCACGCCACGCAGACGGGCGCGCAGGGTTTCGGGGTGGATCGAGCGACCACGGCGCTCGGTGAGGAACCGCGCAGCGTCAACAACGCCACCAGCGGTACTGCGGACGGTGTTGTAAACAACGTCGCGCCAATCGGTTTGTGAGAGGTGGCAGGTCATTTTTACGATCCCTTGAAATGCGGTTTATTTAAGGCTGGCGGTCGGTTTGGCGTTTTCAGATACTGAGAACATGAAAACGACGACTACAAAATTTCTAGAGAGAGGTGCCTGCCCTGCCTTGAGCTATGCTGGTAGTTCCGACACAACCAGTAACCAGAGCCTCAAGGAGGGCAGACATGAGCGGTATTTCCATGGCCGGCATAGAGGGGCAGTTGCAAGCCTTGAGCTTGGTGGTCACCCAACTAATCACGACACTTACCCCAGTGCAGGCTGCTCAGGTGGCGACAGGCCTAGCGATAGATCGGAACGCGTTGAGGGAAGAGGGTCATGCGGATACGCCGCTGGCGGTGATAGAGACTCAGGAGCAGGTGCTGGACGCCTATCTCGCTCTTCTCTCATCCTGCGCGCGGTCCGGTTGATTGCCGCGACCATGCGGGCGGTGGACTTATCCATGGGCCACCTCCTTGCGCTTGGGAAGCAACGCCCCGCCGTAAATGTGGTCGTATGAAATGACCAGGCCGAGGGTTGCCGAGAAGGCGATCAGGTTCCTAGCAGCATCGGGCGGAAGGGTTTGCCCTTTTTCGTAGTTGCCGATGTTGCCCTGGGTGCAGCCCAGCCCTTCGGCCATAGCTCGTTGCGTCACTCCAAGAAGCTGTCGAATAGGTTTGAGGTTGTGCATACCTCATTATCAGTCCGACTAATTCATAAGTCAACAGTCCGACTGTTTGATTTTAATCAGCGTTACTTATACTCTCGCCCCCATGCCAGCCCTCCCCCTCTCCCCTGAGCAGCATGCCGATGCTCGGCGACTAAAAGCAATCTTTGAGCAATGGAAGGCTGCGCGCAAAAAAGATGGGCTGCCGAGTGGGCAACTTGCCCTGGGCGTGCTGCTTGACATCAACCAGAGCGCGGTGAGTCAGTACCTCAACGGAGGTATCCCGCTAAACGCTCCAGCAGCAGCCAAGTTTGCGAAGATCTTCGGTTGCCAGATCGATGATTTCAGCTTGACCCTCGCGAGCGAGGCTAAGGTTATTGGTGAAGCAGTTGCAACGGCTGGCGGTGACGATTCGGCTGGGCCGGCGGACCTAACCAGTCTGTCAAAGCTTGAGATGCAACTGGTACTCATGTATCGGGATCTGCCCAATGAATCGAAGGACGATTTGTTACAGCTGGCCAACCGCTTGCACGGGGTGGCCCGGCCGCAGAAGTCTGCCGCAAATCCTTTCCCTCACGCTCCCATTCCATCAGCTTCTCCTGCTCCCCCGCCTGCCAAATCGGCAGCACGAAAGCGCGCGCCCCGAAAAACCAAGGAGCCTCAGTCGCAGTGAAGTGCAAGCCCTCTTCGGAGGGCTTTTTTTAGCAGGCATTGGGCAAGTCTAAGCACCAATAGAACTTATCAGCCTCTTGCATAAACGTTTCAGACGAAGCAATCAGATTTAAGTAAACACATCAAAAACACTAGGAGCCCGGGTTGAAGACCATCAAAGTTTACTGCTATCTCGTTAACCAAGCAAAACAAGCAAAACCGCTTGAAGATGTTTTGCAAGCAATCGCAGCAAAGCCATTAGAAGACAGAATTCTAGATTGCGGCGGCCAAAGAATCCGCATCGATGATGTTCAGAAAAAACAATTTACCAATGGTGATGACTACTGGCTGGTTAGATTCTGCAAATTTCAGGACGACAACTGGCCAGGAGTATCAACCACTGCCGAGGCCGTAAAAGACCTTGATCTGGATGACGATCAGATTTTATCTGAAGAAACATCAATACTCTACTTGCCAAAAAATTCAAAATTAGTTATCCAATATAACCATTACGGAGTGAGAGCATCTCGCATCAAAGAGTATTTATCTATAAGCGAAGCGAATACACCTCAGGCTTATTCATTTATTCCCGTGCTCACCAACGATGCCGCTGCCAAGTACGGCCACAAGCAGATCGTGACAGAGGTCGAGGCTTGTATAGATGGTGTGACTATGGCCGATGTAGCGCTCTTACAGGGGACGGGCATTGAGGGAGCTTTGAAACAAAGCGTTGATGCTCATGGCACTTCCTACAAATTCAGCGTATCTGTGGATGCCAGAATAAAAAAGAATAAATTAGATAGGAGCTGGGTTGAGCGACTTGTCGAGAAAATAAAAAGTCGATCCGGTGATAATGACAGTCTTTTTGTTACAGCCAAACATTCTGAAGAGGAGCAAGTCGAAACAATAGACCTCCTGGAATCCAGAAAATTCTCTGTATATAAGGCAAATAGCATTGACAGAACCACTGGGAAAAGATATGATCCCATTCAACTATACGGTCTGCTAGAGCAGACAATGAAAGACTGGATATAAAATAATGAGCAATAAGTTAATCACAGAGAAGTATTTCCCTGTAATTTTCTCATTGACTACAGGATTTTTTGCCTGGTATTTTGAATTCAAAATTCAAGCCACCAAGCTTGAAGCAATATTAAACTCTGCAATTAGCGTATCCGCAATATTAATGGGGTTTCTAGGCACAGCAAAAGCAATGCTGCTAAGTTTCAGATCTCCCAAATATACATGGCTAAAGTCCAAGCCGGAGATTTGGAAGATATTGTTAGGTTATTTCAAAGCAGCGCTGTTATCAAACTTTACTTTATGCATTGGTTCCATCTGTTTGATGGCCACCTCTTTCGACGCGCTACCCGAGTTGCTTTACACCTACATCATCCCTGCTTGGGCTACGCTGTTCGCTTACGCGCTCTCTTGCTTCTACAGAGTCTTGTTGGTATTTTTTGCACTGCTTAGTGCCGAATGACGATTTGCACCAGAGCGATCGGCCATCTACAAACCGCCTCCGGGCGGTTTTTTCATGCAAGCGATCCGTCAGAAGTCAGCGGGCCTACGCTCTTCCCACACTGAGACAGCCAGCCGTCAATGTCGGAAACTTTCAGGACGGGGACGAGGTAAGTGCTGCGGTAGTTGACGACGCCACCCAGCGTAATTGCCTGCGCCTGCTGCTCGGGCGTCAAGGCGTCATAGACAGTCGCTAGCCAGGCTGCATAGAAGGCACCCACATCTCTCGGCCTGGGCAGCGGTAGATCGTGCGATTGGATCTTGGCCAGGATTTCTTGCTCCGTCATGTTTTTCCCCTTTTAACTTTTTGAGTCGAGTCGCTCTCCGCTCAAGATGCCGCTCAGCCGTACCTGTTGGAACGGCTCGCCAAACAAGAGCTTGTGGGCGCAAATGCAATACATCGCAGCTAGCTGACCTAGCTGAATCGCTGAAGGGCTGCTGGCACCCCTTTCCCACGCGGACACTGACTGCCGCGTCACACCCAGAGTCTCGGCCGCAAAGTCTTGAGACACATCGGCCTCTGTCCTTGCTGCTTTGAGCCTGCTTCCAAGTAGCTTTTTTTGTTCTGTGCTCATGATTGAAGTACTGTATGCGCATACAGTGTTACACAGTCTATAGGCTGATGCAACCGCAATTTGACACTGCCGCAATCCACGTTTGCGCAAGCCACATTTGCACCTTGTGCAGAGCGGCCTCCTGCCGTCTCGAAGCGCTATAAGAAAAAATAATTGAACGAAATATTAGTCCCACTGTTGACTTTGAATATCAGTCGGACTAATATTCACCCATCGCAGCAACGAACGCGACCGACTCGATGCAAGAGGAAGGTCTAGCTCCAGTGGAGCGCAGCTAGTTGCACCAGGCGATCAAGCCAATGACGAGAGCAGCGAAGGAATCCCGTAGCTGAGCAGCCGCCAAGGTCTGCGTCTCTTACCAGGCCGGGGGTGGAGGCAAGCAGTAGCTTTAGGCCGGGACATGAAGCTAGAACACCTAAGCGCGCTCTAAGCGTGCGCTTAGGTGTTCAAGGATCTATAGACACTGCTATAGATTGGGTATAGCATCATGTATATACAAACATCTAGTTTTTGGTTCATAATTCATCCCTCATGAGAAATTTGATCATCTCAGCGGCCGTGCTCAAGAAGCTGGCAGAGAAGCACGGTGTGACCCGCCGAGAGGTAGAGCAGTGCTTCGAGAACCTCTCGGGAAACCTGTTGATGGACACCCGTGAGGACCATAAAACAGACCCTCCAACGTTGTGGTTCTTGGCAAGATCAAACCAAGATAGATTGCTCAAAGTGGCGTATATACAGAAGGGGGCTAAGGTCTACCTGAAGTCATGCTTTGAGCCAAATGATGCTGAAATTGCGATATACGCAAAACATGGTTAACAGGAGAGTGAAATGACCAAAATCGCCAACACTGATGCAAATTGGGAAAACCGAAAGCTCGGCGCCGATGCCGAGTTCGCACAGGTGGCAAGCAGTGAGCACCTGACTGCGTTAAACGACACGCTGGGGATGCAAGCCATCTCCATTCGATTGCCAAAGGACCTGATCGAGGCCTACAAGCTCATCGCCGCTCATCACGGCGTTGGCTACCAGCCACTGATGCGCGACATTTTGCAGCGCTTCGTCCCTCTGGGACTCAAAGAGGTGATACAGCACCACGAAGCAGAGGCCAGGGAAGCTGATGAACGAATTGAAGAAATGAAGAAGGCTGCTTAAGCCTCTCCCACTCACTGAAACCCGCCTAGTGCGGGTTTTTTGTTGCCCGAGCGATCGGCGCTCCCCTCTGGGCGACATCAGAGGGAAACCACAAGGCGCTTCAACCGAGGCGCCTTTTGCTTTATCAAGGAGTGAGCATGAAATTTCAGAAGGGCTTTACCTCAGTTCAAGGCGCCGTGACCCTGGTGCTATCCATCTTGGCCATTGCTGGCGTCGTGGGCTGGATTTGGAACATCGTGAAGATCATCAACACCGGCTTTGATGTGTTCACCGGCTTGCTCATCGCTCGGGTGGTCGGTGTGTTCTTGGCGCCTTTGGGTGCAGTCCTGGGCTATCTCTAACCCCCAAGCGCCCTACTCAGGGCGTTTTCAATTTATGCGCTCAGGCGCGGAAGGATGATGATGGAAGTCCCAACAGTCCGAGTCGTGAAGATCCTGCCGACCAAGATTTGGATCGAAAGCGATTTCTTTGGAGATCGACACGTAATGGTGCAGCACGAGGGCCACAAGGTCGCTCAAGTCGCTACCGTGCGTTCGTGTTATGGGTACACCGACAACTCTTCTACGAGGCATTTGGTTGAGCTGATTGCCAAGTCCCTCGGGGCGGTGGACCCCATCGAGCGGCGCAGTCGTGACCCCTTCCCACCAGCAACCTCATAAGCACCCCAAGAGCATCATTTCAGATGATTTGATGCTTTGGGTACTCTTCGAAAGAGGGCCATCGAGAGCAGAGATTGAGAAGTGCAGTGGCGGCGGCCCTGATGGACTCCGGTTCAGCCGGACAAATTCGCGGCAGTCTCTGCCCTCGATGGTGAATGCGCAGGCTGATGCGCTAAGTGTTGGGCGGGTACGCGCTGAGGCGCTGAGACGAACTGAAAGCCAGCGGTTAATCCCGTGAGAAGCTGGCAACAAGCCGGAGATCAGCACCGGCCACCATCACCTATTCATAGATGTAGCCAACCCTGGCCAATCTATTCAAAAACACACTCCAGCACTACCACGCTGGATTTGCCGCCTTCGGGCGGTTTTTTACATCTGGAGTTGCCATGCCTTATGTGAGCGTATGGGTCGATGACGCAGAACTCGATGAGTTTGACTCTGAGGATCTGGTAGCAGAGCTTGAGAAGCGCGGCTACTCCTGCGTAAAGGGGCCTGGATCAATGGAGGGGCTGGAGCGCATCCAGCACCTCATGGATTGCGGGATGGTTGAGTATGCGCAGGAAGAAACCCTGCGCATGGTATCGGAGCAGATTGGCCGCCCAGGCGCCTGGGCCCGAAAGGAGATGTCATGACGACGGACATCAAGACCCCCAAGGATGCACTGAGTCGTGTCGAGTGGCGGGACAAGCTGCGCGACAGCATGAGAGCGGGCCTTGCTGCCCAGGGCGCCTTTGGTGTTCGGCAGAACAAAGACTGGCTCAAGGTGTACAAGCGTGCGCAGAAGTTCATCAAGCGCGAAATGCTGATGGTCAAGACTTCCAAGAAGCTGATCCAGCACCTGGAGGATGTCTGCCGCCCATATGAGGAGGCTCTATGAGCGATCTGTCCAACATGGAACGCTTGGCAGAAGCCCAAGATGCCTTTGACCGTCGGCTGCCACGGCGTCAACCCTGGCGCCTCCAGCCATCGCCCAGCGCGCAGGAAGAAGTCGAGTGCCTGCAAGGCAAGATTTATGCCCTGATCGCGAAGGTCCTGGCCGAGGCTAGCAAGTTCGACCAGCTCACCCCTGGCGGCGGCGACGAGCTGCGAAGGGCCTGCGACCAGGCCGAGGAGTAATCGCCATGCTCCAAGAGCACATCAACGCCCCCTACCTCCGAGCCCTGGCAGACGGCCAGCAAATCTACGCAAAGCGCCCAGGTGACGAAGACTTTGAGCCGCTCACCTGCACATCGACTACAGCCTTCCATGCCCTGATCCTGCCAACTTCCGGCCAGCTGAGCGCATGGGAATTCAAGATCGAGGGGATTGAAGATGACGAGTGAATACGCAAAGAGCCAGCAGAAGCCAGACCCAAAACTTCTGGCTGCAAAAGCAGTTATTTCCTACAAGTCTGACGACTACAGGTCCGAAGAGTCAATCGGTTCCATGCGCGAAGGCGAAGAAGACCCAATCAAGGTGCTCGCAAACACGGTGAGAGAGGCATCCAGGCTTCTAGCCCTGTTTGGGCATCCTCAGCACGCCTCAGAAGCCACAGCGGAAGCAATCAAGGCTGTAGCTGACTGGCGCGCCGCTCTCGCCAAACACAAGGAGGTGTGAGATGAACGACCGCGAACTTCTTGATCTAGCGGCCAAGGCGGCAGGAATTGCAATCACCTGGGAGCGTGGCCAAGATTATCCAGAGCGTATAGAGCTGTTCCGAGGGCACCTAGCCAACTATGAGCCTTGGAACCCGCTGAACGACGACGGCGATAACCGCAGATTGCAGGTCAAGCTATGCCTGGGCCTTGTGCCGGTAGAGGGTGGAGGCTGGGACTGCATCACTTGGGACCACGATGACGAGGTTACTCTGGCCGCCGACTTCGACCCGAACCGTGCCATCGTCCGCGCTGCTGCAGCCATTCAAAAATCCCGGGAGGCCAAATGAAACGCTATTCCATCTCGATCAACGACACCAAGCACGAAGGCCTGTTCGCCGACGACTGGCAGGCCTGGAGCTTCGTTCTATCCCAAGACGACGGCAGTCCAATGAAAGTGAGGGTTTTGCAGCTATGACCACCACCCCCATGCTGACCATGCCAACCCGAGCACTGTGCCCCGAGCGAGGCCAGAAGAAGAGCCGCTACGTGCCGGCCGTCGCAACCGACATCCGCAAGACCTTTGAGAAATTCCGTCGGCTGCAATCAATTCAACTCAGGAAAGACCACAAGCCGTGAACCTTCTGCATCACGCATTCCTCTGGAGCGCCATAACGGCGCTCTCTTTTTGTGCGGCCGCTGTACGTGCGGGCGCGATTTTTTAAGGACGCACTATGCAAACGAGCACCCGCAAGAAGCAATTGCCTGGCCGCATGGAAGCCCTGGCCCTGGTGCTGCGACAAGGGATAGCCAACAGCTCGCAGGAGCTTAAGCACCTGGCTGGACTGGATGTGCATTTCCGTCCGATGAAGCCGCCGCCCCTCCATGGAACCATCACATACACGAGTGGCAGCAACTGCCCAGCTCCTGTTTAAAACATGCCCCCTCAACAAACCAAGCATCCCCAAGGAAAAGCCATGTCCATCGCAACCATGATTCTCGGCAACTCAGGCAGCGGCAAATCCACCAGCCTCCGCCATCTCGATCCAGCCTCGACCCTGCTGATTCAGTGCATCAATAAGCCCCTACCCTTCCGGGCCAGCGGCTGGACCCCATGCACCAAAGCCACGCCACAGGGCAACGTGGTCCGCACAGACAAGCCCGAAACCATCTTGAAGGTCTTGCAGGGCAGCACGCAGGACGTTGTTGTCATCGATGACTACCAAGCGGTTCTGATCAACGAGCTGATCAGTCGGAGCGCGGAACGAGGCTATGACAAGTTCACCGACATCGCTAAGAACGCATGGGAGGTTTTCCAGACAGCCGGCCGACTGGCAGACCATCGCCGCGTGTACATCCTCACGCACACGCAAACCGATGAGTCGGGCCAGATCCGCATGAAGACGGTAGGCAAGATGGTGGACACCATGATCGTGCCGGAAGGCTACTTCACCATCGTTCTGCGCACCGAGGTCATCAACGGCCAGTACCTCTTTGCCACGCAGTCCAACGGACAGGACTGCTGCAAATCTCCCATGGAGATGTTTGCTGATCAGCACATCCCCAACGACCTCGCCGAAGTGGACAAGCAGATATGCGCGTTCTACGGTATCACAGCAACCGCCTAACAAGGCGGTTTTTTCATCTCCAAGAGCACCCAAGCAAGGAAATTAACCATGTACACCATTGACGCAACCGCTGCCCGCGAGGCAGAGAACTTCAGCAGCTACCTGGCTGAAACCGGAAAATACAAAGGCAAGTTCATCCGAGCCGAGAAGCTGGTGAGCGCCAACAAAGGAACGCACGGCGTAGGCTTTACCTTTGAGTCCGATTCGAAGCAGACAACCCGCTTCGACATTTGGACCATGAGCGCCCAGGGCGAACATCTGATGGGCTTCAAGACCATCAATGCGATCATGGCTTGCATGAAGGTCAAAGGCGTCACTGTGGCGAAGGCTGAGGTTGATCGATTCGACTACACCACAAAGCAGTCGTATAAAGAACAGGCCGAGGTATTTCCCGAACTGGTGAACCGCCCTATCGGCTTGGTGCTGCAAAAAACCGAATACGAAAAGATGCGCGAAGGCCGGAAGACTGGTGAAACCGGATGGCGACTGGAGCTGACGGCGCCGTTTGAGGCCGCCACTGAATTCACTGCGGCCGAGATCATGGACCGCGCCACACAGCCAAAGAAGCTGGCATCCATCATGTCCAGCATCGCAGACCGGCCTTTGAAGAACCGCCCAGTTGCTCAAGCCAGCCACTCCAGCAATGACTATTCCGAGCCGCCTGCCGGCCATCCTGCAAATGGCGGATTCAACTCGCCAGACGACGATATCCCATATTGATCGGAGTGCGCCATGACAGCCGTAACGCTATTCGACCTGGCGCAACAGGTCCGCGAATCCGTCAATCAAACGGACCCTGAAACGGGAGAGATCACCGAGAACTATTCGGCCAATCGCTCGCTGTTTGAGAACAAGGCTCTGGCCTGCGTGGCCTATGCCAAGGAGGAAGAAGCGACGCTTGAAGGCGCCAAGGCCATGCTCAAAGAGATGACCAAGAAGCTGGAAGCCCGCGAGAAGCGCCTGGAGCGCTTCAAAGGCTATGTGGCCGACAACATGAAAGCCACTGGCATCTTGGAGATCAAGCATGAGTTTGGCATTTTTGGCGCAAAGCTCTACCTGGATCGAGATGAGTCCGTGATTCTGCAGCCAGGCGCTGAGTTCCCAGCTTCACTTTGCAACGATCCCAAGCCGGCAACGCCAAGTCTCACGAAGATAAAGAAGGCGATTAAGGAAGGTGAGCCGGTGGCCGGCGCCGAACTTGTGCGCCGTGACCGGCTGCAGATCAGCTAACCAACTCAGGACCGCCCAAGTGGCGGTTTTTCTATGAGAAAACCACGCATCGAACTCACCCCGGAGATGGAGAAGCGCCTGATGGCCATGCGAGCGCAGGGATTCACTGCAAAGCAAGTGGCTAAGGAGCTGGGCATCTCGGACAGGACCGCTCAGAAAAGAATGGCGCGCTTTCCTCGCGTGCCAGCAGAGCATCAGAACTTGAAGATCAATCCTAACCGCGGAGGCGTATCGCTGGCGGCTGAGGCAGAAGTCATCATGCCCAAGCACATCAAGATCCAGCGCTGCATCAGCGCGCTGAGCGATAAGGCGCCAATCTGCAACGCCACTGTGTTCGGCAAGTACGAAGGTACAGAGCTGGCATACCGGAGATAGCCATGGAAGTGATGATGAACCGGGAACAGCGCCGCGCCGCCAGGCGTGCAAAGCCTCCGCGCCGTGGGACTGGGCACATCCAGATGCCAGTCAACATGCGCTTCAGCGCGGAAGAAGAGACTTGGATGATGCTGGCCCCAACCCAGGGCGCAAATACGTTTCTGGATGGGACTGCAGATCGTGATATTTGGAATTCAGTTATGGGGCGCATAAATTTTGCGCTTATTCTGAACGACAACCATTTCAATGAAGGATGGAATGATCTTCACGCTGGCCGTCTTGTAATGAGAGAAGTGCGAGAGGTCGGCATCGACACTGGCTCATGGTCGATGACAAATGAGCAACACGGCGTTGTCATGACCGCCCTGAACTTGGCGAACCAGATGCAAAAGATGTGCACGCGCCGTGAGTTGCGCGACGCCATGACCGACATGATGGGTCAGCTTGAGTACAACAAGCGCGCCGACGCCATCAAGGACAAGCTAGACGCCCGTACTTGATCCGGGATTCCCCCGGAACAAAAAAGACGCCCTGGCTAACCACCGCCCCCAGTGGGCCCCTATTCACAGCCCGCCCTGAGCAATCGAGGCGGGCTCATTTCTTTCTACGCCATGGACCCCATCGAATTTGGCTCAGTCTGCAGCGGCATCGAGGCGGCAAGTGTTGCGTGGCACCCATTGGGATGGCGCGCAGCTTGGCTGGCTGAGATTGAGCCGTTCCCAGCTGCCGCGCTGGCTCATCACCATCCAACCGTCCCCAACCTGGGCGACATGACCACCATTGCCCGCCGCGTCCTTATCGGCGAAGTCTCAGCCCCTGATGTCCTGGCCGGCGGCACGCCCTGCCAGGGTTTCAGCGTGGCCGGCCTGCGCAAGTCTTTGGAGGACGAGCGCGGAAATCTAACCCTTAAATTCGTGGAGCTTGCAAATGCAATTGACTTTTCTAGAACCCGCGCCGGAAAGCCCGCCGCATCCATCTTCTGGGAAAACGTGCCCGGAGTTCTCACCACCGCCGATAACGCATTCGGGTGCTTTTTGGCTGGGCTTGCCGGCGAAAATGGCCCACTGGAGCCACCAGAGCCCAGGCCAGCAGCCGGAAAATCAAGCAAGTTCTGGAAGTGGGACAAAAAAGCCGGGCAGCACAATGCAAGCTGGGGGCTCGCTGGTTGTGTGTTTGGACCCCAAAGAGCAATCGCATGGCGGACCATGGACGCCCAATATTTCGGAGTGGCCCAACGCCGCCGACGTGTGTTTGTTGTCGCAAGTGCTAGACCGGGGTTTGATCCCGCGTCGGTTCTTTTTGAGTGGGACGGCATGCGCCGGGATTCTGCGCCGAGCCGAGAAACGGGGGAAGAAACTGCCGGAACGCTTGCAAGCCGCACTGGAGCTGGCGGTTTCCCAGGGACAGACGAGGCTTGCAGTGGATACCTGCAGCCTGTAACTGCAACTCTTGATGCGAGCTACGGCAGGCTGCAAGGTGCAAGTGGACAGGATAGCAACCATGGGCACTCCATGCTTGTTGTACACGGCTCACAAGACCCGGACACGCTGCGCGACATGGCGCATACCCTCGGAATAAACCAAGGGCAAGAGAATGCGGTGTGCGTAGCCCATGTGGACATCATGCCTACCCTCAGAAGCGGAGGCGGGAGCAAAGCCAGCCATGGTGCGATGTCGGGGGATAGTAAAGACGAATATTTGGTGCCAGTTATCCCCCATGTTGTTGGCGCCATCTGCCGCGACAGCTTCACAGGCGGCGCAGGAGGACGGCCTGAGGGAGCTGCAGCTGGTCACTTTATCGCCTACACCACCAAGCTGCATAACACTGCCAGCAACAACGCTGGAAAGATTTTCGAGGAACGCAGCCCTTGCCTCGATGCATGCAGCCCTGCACCAGCACTGCTGACCGCCAGCCAGGTTCGTCGCCTAACCCCCGTCGAGTGCGAACGCCTCCAAGGCTTTCCAGATGGCTACACCGCGATCCCCTGGCGCGGCAAGCCAGCCGACCAATGTCCAGATGGCCCTCGCTACAAAGCGCTAGGCAATAGCTGGGCAGTACCCGTGGCGCGCTGGATAGGCCGCCGCATCAACACCCAAATCCTGAAATTGGAGGCCCAACATGGCTGAAAACAACTCTTCCGCTCCCCTCAAGACTGCCGAGGGGGCTGCACCGCTCTGGTGTGTGCACGTTACAGGCGCTGATGATGTGCACCCAATGCCATCCCGCAAGGTGGCGCTAGAAGAAGCAAACGCCCTGAATACCTCGATTTGCCGTATCAAGCGCCAGGACATTGACCCGGTGCTGATCGCAGTGGTTGCTGAGTGGCCGCATTCCGCTGACTCGCATGCGGCCGGCTTGATGATCCGCGACGAATGCTTGCGGATGCGAGGCGACCAGGCAGTGGCAGCACAGGCAGCGCCCGCAGAGGTGATGCCTTGCGGCGTATGTGGTGCTGAAGAAGCATTTACAGGGTCTTGCGGAGGTGGCCGCTCCAACCCGCGTGCGCATTGCTTCGAGCGCGCCGCCCTTGCCGCCACCCCAGCCCTTCCAGCTACCGAGGATTCCTCGGCAGGTGACCTGGCAGAGGTGCAGGCCGAGCCGGTGGCGGAAGCGCGCGTCGGCCAAGACGAGGCAGGGAAAAAGACAGTTGAACTTGAGTTGCGCTATGGCGAACTGCCGCCCGGCATCCACCAGCTCTACACAGCACCCCAGGCCCAGCCCGCTGATGCGCTGGATGCGGAGACGATCAAGAAGGCTGCGCGCTATGACTACTTGCGCGAAAACTGCGTTCGTGAATGGGTATCTCGCCTTGAAGCAACCAAGGGCAAGAAGACCTTGGACATTGAGTTTGATGCTGATGGCCACGACCTTGACATTGCGCTCGACGCCGCCATGGCTGCAGCCCAGGAAGGCGGCAATGCCTCATCTGGAAAGGATGGTGCAGCATGAGCACCCAAACCAAAGAACAAGCAATCCTTGACTTCGACCCTTTCGAGGGTGACTTCGGGGAACCGGGAGACACGGTGTTGTCCAACAAGATGGTGACCGCCCGCAAGGCTGGCCCGTGCTCTCACTGTGAGCAGGAGATTCAGAAGGGCGAGCGCGTGCGCAGCATGGCCGCCAAATTCGGTGACTTCATGCGCTACCGCTGGTGCGCGGCCTGCTGCGATGCCATGGTTGCAGCCGACGACGATTCTGACGATTCGGCGGATCCGTGGGAGGCATGGGAAGCGCGTGCGGCCCTCCGCAACGACCAGCGCGCCCAACAGAGGGAGGGCCAGCCCGCCCAGGCCCAACCACAGAAGGACAGCAACCAATGAGCGAGACCGAGGAACAAATGAAGGCCCGGTGGGCGCGTGAGCGCGAAGCTGACCTGGTCGCTATCACTTTGGGGCTGGCCCGCCAAACCAAGCAGCACGGGATCATGTACTGGGCCGCTGCCAGTAGCGTGGCCTTTCGAGCCGGCTACTGGGCGGGCAAGGCAGCCCAGGCCAAGAAGGAGGATTGAGATGCCCGAAAAATGCCGGCGCGCCAAGGGCGCAACCCTGCAACTCTGCGAAGCCGCGACACACGCCGTCCATACCGGGATGGTGAGGTTGCAGCACCTTATCGACATGGAGTCGAAAGCGCGGCGACAACAGCTTGCCATCGTCAAAGGCCGCGAATGGGCGCCGTTCAACTACTGCCCATGGTGCCGAGCCGACATTGATACGCGACCACGCGAGACCGCCCCCAAGGAAGCACCATGACTGACGACAAGACAGAAGCACAGCCCGAAGCGCTGCGAGTAGCTGCATGGCTCATCAATGCACCCTTCAAGACCACCCACGGCGATATGTTAGTTGGAGGCAGAGAGCTACGCCGCCTGCACGCCGAGACAGAGGCACAAGCTGCCCGCATCGCAGAGCTAGAGGCCGAGAAAGACTTTTACAAGCGCCGCTGCGACGCCTTGCAGGCAGCCCAAAGCACTATGCGCGACCCGGAGCGCACCGTTGTCTGCGACATTCTTGCAAACGGCCATCTGCTGCAAGACGGAACAGGCAAGCTGGATGCAACCCGGTATGCCCAGCTATCAGCGCGGCAGGCTGCGCCGGATGGGCGGCGCCTGGTGCCAGTGGATCCTGTCGCCTGGACGCTTCAATCCGAACTGGATGCCAAGCAGACCACGACAAACGGGCACCTCTGGTTTTCCAACCCTGTAAACGCATGCTGGACGGCGCTCTACACAGAGCAGCAAGTTCTGGCCATGCTCTCAGCCGCCCCTTTCCCACCTGAGCGAGAGCCTCTGAAAGGCGGCCAATGAGCCTGCGCTACATCCGCAGTTACTACGAGGTGCCGGCACGCCGTGGCGCCCGCGTGGAATACACCGGGCACCAGGATGTAAAGCAAGGCACCGTCGTTGGCTCAGCTGGCGCTCGCCTCCGCGTCCGCATGGATGGCAACGAGAACACCGGTATCTATCACCCCACCTGGTGCATGCGCTATCTCCCAGCGCCAGCCCAATCGAAAGAGGAACCCCATGGAAGTCCGACCCCTTGAAGTCGGTGACGTAGCCACGGACAGCTCTAAAGGCCCCGGCATCGTCACCTACGTAGGCCCCACAGGCCTTCACCATGTCAATGGTGCTGAGGTCTGGTGGCTTGACCGGGATGACGGCGCAGTTTTCGACCGTTTCTACAAGCGTGGCGCACAGCTCGACATGCGCGCAGCTGCACGGCCCCCAGCCCTGCCACCTCGACCGGTGAAAAAGGTGGAGCAGCCCAGCGCGCAACGGCACTGGAAGTTCCTCGAGTTCAATACCGCCCGCGTTGCGCGTGGAGCGCCAGCAGCCAAGGTGCAGATTGATCCTTCTGGCGAATGGCTTTGGATGACGCCACTGGACATCCGCATGAACATCCGCGGCCACGGCGAGCACCTTGAGCTGCGCAAGGCCTTGGCTGCATACAGGGGAAGAGCATGAATGACGCAACCACTGCAAGCCGGCGTGCGCGCCAGCGAGGCGACAAACGCGACCGCTGGAAAGAGCCCCAAGAACAAAACAGCCCCGCCAATGTGCGGGGCAACTTTTTGGAGAAATGAATATGGCTACAGAAATCTTCGTGAGAGAAAAGCAAGTCCTCTCCACAGTCGCCCCAGTACACCGCACCACATGGTGGCGGTGGATCAAAGCAGGAATTGCCCCCAAGCCAGTCAAGATTGGGCCACACACAGTTGCATGGCGCCGCTCGGAACTTGAATCATGGCAGCGAGGCGAATGGGCAGCCCCTACCGCTGAGAAATGAAGTTTGCCCAATCCTGCATAAGGGGGCGGCGCCGCTCAAGCGCATCCTTGCGCCGATACGCCGCCTCCACCTTGGACTCCAGGGTGTGGGCCAATGATGCCTCCAGCAGCTCCCGAGCGTATTCGGTATGGTCCCCTGCCCAATCGCGGAAGGTTGACCGGAAACCATGAGGCACAAACTCCAACTGCTGCTTGCGCATGATCTTGCTCAGGGCCAAATCTGAAATCGGCTTTCTGCCAGACCGATCTGGAAACAGCATATCGACTGACTCCAGGCGCGGCACCCCCTGCAGGATGCTCAACGCCTGATCGCTCAGCGGGACGCGGTGCTCTACCCCCGCCTTCATGCGTTCCGCCGGTATCGTCCAAATCCTTTCTTCCATATCAAACTCTGACCATCGCGCACCCCTCGCCTCACCCGATCGCGTGGCGGTGAGAATCAACAGCTGGAGTGCGCGGGCGGCCCCTCCTTCCATACCGTCCAGCGCGGCCATGAATGCCGGAGTCTCTGCTGCCGGCATCGATTTGTGGTGCTCCGTCTTCTTCACCTTTGACGGCTCTGGCAGCACTTTGTCCAGCAGACCGCGCCACTGGGCAGGGTTGCCTTTTTCGCGCCACTCGTGCGCGATGGCGTATCCGATGACGGACTCAATGCGTCCGCGAAGGCGGGTAGCGGTTTCAGTTTTGGTCAGCCAGATGGGCCGCAGAATATCCAGCACATGGGCGAGCTCAATGTCCGCAACGTCCATCTGACCGATCACAGGAAATGCGTAGGTCTCCAGTGTTCTAACCCATTGGGTCTTGTGCTTCTCGTTGCGCCAGCCATCCTTTTTGGAATCGAGAAACTCGATTGCCACCGCCTCAAAAGAATGCCCTGCGCTTTCTCCTTCTGCCGCCAGTGTCTTGCGCTGCCCCACGGGCGCCAGCCCCAGATCCAACCCGAGGCGTACCGAGCGGCGCTTCTCCCGCGCTTCATCTCGTGCCTGGCTGAGCGTCACGTCTTCGTAATACCCCAGACCGATGTCACGGCGCTTGCCATCGATCACACTCCGGTAGATCCACAGGCGGCTGCCGGCCTCAGTGATTCTCAGTTGCAAGCCTTCCACACCGCCCACTGCATAGCGACCGGGTTCACGCAGTTTTGATACGGCTGCTGCGCTCAGTTCCTTGGCTCTCTTTGGCATGGCGGAGATTATATTCAC